GTGTTCGAGGTTAGGCTTCGCAGTAAAAGGGTGCAGCGAGAACTGGATAGTCTGCAAAGAACGGATTACCAGCGTGTTTTCGCCAGAATGAAAGCTCTTGCGGACACGACAAGGCCCAAGGGATGCGAAAAACTCTATGATAACATCTACCGCATAAGGGTGGGCGATATACGGATAATCTACCTCGTTGATGAAGAGAATAAGCGTATTGAAGTCGGCGGAATACGCCGCCGGTCGGAAAAAACTTACCGGGGACTCGATGAGCTTTTCCGGTAAAGTTTCATGGGAACACTTCTCCATTTGCCAAACGGGGGAAGAAAAAGTAAGAGGGGCGAAAGCCCCTCTCTAACTTGCATGCACCCAATTCCTAGCTCGTTTAGTTAAACCTACTATTTATCTTCTGCTACCAAACATGTTTATTATAGAGCCAGCCACACCCCCCGCAAAATCAGCTAGGACGATATAAGGTAGGTCGTTTGCAAAAATGCCAACAATTTGATTGATAGTTTGGGCTGAGATTTCATTTGCCGCTTTCGGGTTTATTTGCATTCTTATCATGCCGAATATCGAAACGGTGATTATCGGAAGTATAGCTGCTGCTGCCGCCGCTTTGTAGAAAGATTCTTTTGTACGGTATCCCCATGCCTTGCCAATTCCCCAGATAGTGAGAGCCATTAGAATTGAAAGCACAAGGTACATCAAAAAATCTTTGATTAGTCTGGTTGAGAGGATTATGGCTAAAGCTATTCCCGCAAAAAGAAGAAATTTTTTAAATGTAATCTCTACGCCTCCGAACCCTGTTGGACCGTATTATAAACAGGTTCGCTGAACAAATGCAAAAAGAGACTAACCACGACAAAACCCCATTGACCCTATCAGAACATATGTGCTACTTTAGCACCATGAGATTTGAGTTGGAGAGCGCGAGATGGAAGAGGAAAAGCACGATGAGGTTGAGTTGGATTTACCACCGGAGTATTGCCGCTATCGGGATGAAGGCTGTGATTTGGCGGAATCTTGTCTGCATTGTCCCTTTGTCCGCTGTGTTTATGATGAGCCGGGGGGTAAGCAGCGCTGGTTGAAGAGGTTGCGTGTCCGGGAAATGGCACGGCTGTTTACCGCTGAGGGTAAGGGAATAAAGGAACTGGCTCTCATCTTTGGTGTCAGCCAGCGCACGGTGCAGAGGGTATTAAAGACGTCGATGGGTGGCGCAAGGGGTTCTGTCGCATAAGAGGAATCCCTCTCCCTGGACGGGAGAGGGTAGGGTGAGGGTGAAAGATTCTATATCTCCTCACCTTTCCTCTCCCGCAAGGGGAGAGGAAAGGGTACGGATTCCTCACTAAGTTCAGAATGACAATTAATAAGATGAGATTCTTAACCCCGACAGGTCGGCACTCCAGAATGACACAAGTATGTGTTTCTCTCCCTTGAGGGGAGAGATGTAAGTGAGGGTGAAAGGTTTAATGTCCCCTCACCTTAATTCCTGAATCAAGTTCAGGACAGGCTCTCTCCCGCAAGGGGAGAGGAAAGAACGTAAACAGGAGAGGTCAAAAGAATGAAAGAAGAATTTAACCCGTCCGAGCTAAACCGCCGCGATGCCGACAGGCTGAAGGGCTATCGGGAACTGCTTGATTTTTATCACGGTGTCCACTGGGGTCCTTCGACAGGCTCAGGACGAGCGTGGGAGAGACGCAGCGAAAAACGGCTCACTTTTAACTACGCTAAGGTCTTCGTTGATAAGGTTACCTCGTATCTGATGTCGGGCATCAGCTTTGTGGTTGAGGCGGTAGAAGACTCGGATGAGGCTAAAGCCAGCGCCCAGAGAGCCGAGGTCGCCTTATCCCGGGTGTCCGAGGATAACAATTTAGCCCAGCTTGACTTTGAGACTGAGATTGATTGTGCCATCCTGGGTGATGCCTGCTATAAGGTTACCTGGGATTTTCAAACCAGGCAGGTCAGAATTACGGCCCCCGATGTCCAGGGTATCTATACCTGGTCGCAGGGAGACGATGCCTCACAGGTGTGGCGGGTAGCCTCGAAGTATAGCCTCAGTGCCGAGGTGGTCTCAGACCTGTATCAGGTAAAACCTAAGAGCAAAACCGCCAGCATTATCGAGCTATGGACGGCTCAGGACTTTGAGCTATGGGTTGACGGGACTCAGGTGGAAAGAAAAGCTAATCCCTATGGATTTATACCTTTCGTTATCTATCCTAACTTGAGAGAGCCGAAGAAGTGCTGGGGAATGTCCGATTTGTCCCAGATTATGGAGCCTCAGCGGGAGCTTAACCGGGCAACATCGCAACTATCAAAGATATTAGAGCTTTCGGGTAATCCTATCGCTGTCCTGGAAAATGTGGAAGAATCCGAAGACATCGCCGTCAGGCCGGGGGCGGTCTGGAATATCCCTGAGGCGGCTAAAGCCTATCTCCTCGACCTGCTCCAGGGTGGCGGTGTCAGTCTGCATATCGATTACATCAATTTGCTGTATAAGATTCTGCACGATTTATCGGAATCGCCCCGAGCTGCCTTTGGTGGCACCGAGAGGGACTTGTCGGGTGTTGCTCTTGAGATTGAGCTTCAGCCGCTCCTGCAAAAGGTGAGACGCAAAAGAATTATCCGCAGCGTCGTCTATAACAGGAGAAACCGGCTGATTCTGAAGCTACTGGAGAAATACCGGCATGAGAACTATGGTGACAATCATCTGAGAGTGGTCTGGAGTCCGGTGCTGCCGCAGGATTTAGCCGAGTTGGTGGCTAATGAGCAGATACTGGTGCAGAGTGGTATTCATTCCCGGCGCCGGGCGATGGATGAGGTCGGCGTTAAAGACCCGGAGATGGAGTTTAAGCGATGGCTTGAGGAAAGGGAGACCATCCTTAGGATGAATAAGGAGTTTAATCCTAGACCAGGCAGGGGCGGAGCGCGAGAGAGAGCTGTCGAGTCCCGGACTGAGGTTGTTGAGGATATCGGGTAGTTTTGGTGTCATTGCGAGGAAGTTTACCCTGAGCGTAGTCGAAGGGTGGCAATCCGGGAGGTGTGGGGCGCCCATTCCCTACTGCACAGATTGCTTCGCCCCGACAAGTCGGGGTCTCGTAATGACAGACGAAGAAAGGAGGTAAACATGGTTGAAGAATCGGGGTCGGAATCACCATCTGGCGACCTGAATCAGCCCGGGGAGATTGCTGAGCTTGAGAGCCGGCTAGCCCAAAAAGACGAAGAATTGGCCGGGGCTAATGCCCGCCTTATTGAGCTGGAGCAGGCTGTCGCCAGCCGGGATAATGAGATGGCTACTCTGAATCAGTCCCGGGCTGAGCTAGAGGAGAGATTGGTAACGGTCAGCAATTCATTGAGTGAGGCTGTCGCCGGCTACAAAACCTTGCTGGTTAAGGCAAATCCCGAAATCATGGTGGAACTTATCAGCGGGGACAGTATCGAGTCTATCAATGAGTCACTGAGCCAGGCGAAAACCCTGGTCAGTAAGGTGAGGCAGGGGGTCGAGGCTGAAATTTTACTGGCTAAGGTACCGGCGGGAGCTCCGGAAAGGACATCGCCTGACCTTTCGGCTCTATCCCCACGGGAGAAAATTCAATATGCCATCGCCGGACAAACGAAGTAACCAAATAGTTGAAAGGATTTATCCAGAAGGATGAGTCCTGAAGGAGGAAGAAAATGGCGCTAACTTTAGCTGAAGCCGCTAAACTATCCAATGATATGCTGCTGCAAGGGGTGGTCGAAACCATTGTCAAGGACTCGCCGGTACTCCAACAGCTACCCTTTATTGAAATCGTGGGTAATGGGCTGACCTATAACCAGGAGAATACCCTGCCCAGTATCGATTTCTACGATGTCGGCGATACCTGGACTGAATCCACCCCTACCTTTACTCAGAAAACCGCTAACCTGAAGATTATGGGTGGTGATGCTGATGTGGATAACTTTCTCAAGGCAACCCGCTCCAGCCTCCAGGACCTGGAAGCGGCCGTCGTTGAGCTTAAGGCTAAGGCACTCAAGGATAAATTTGAGGAGACCTTTATCTACGGTAACTCGGCGACCAGTGCCAAGCAGTTCGATGGTTTAAAAAAGCTTATCGATACTGCCACTGCCGGTAACCAGGTAATTGCCACCGGGGCGAGTGGAGCTACCTTAACTCTTTCTATGCTCGACCAGCTTATCGACGCGGTAAAGGGGGGTAAGCCTGATGTGCTGCTGATGAGTCGCCGCTCCCGGCGCAAGATTAACGCCCTGGTCAGAGCGGGTGGCGGTATGATGGAGGCTGACCGGGACAAGTGGGGTAACTTCGTCCAGTTCTGGGACAATATTGCGGTTGGTGTCAATGACTGGATACTGGACACCCATGTCGTTAGTAGCAGCCTGGAGACGGCGACTACCGGTGGTAACTCTTCGACAATCTATGCCCTTCAGCTTGGCGAGGGGGCACTCTGCGGCTTAACCTCACCCGGCCACCTGACCGTAGAGCCTGTCGGCTCACTGGAGGACAAGGATGCCAGCCGGACCAGGATTAAGTGGTATTGTTCCCTGGCTCTGTTCTCAAGTATCAAAGCCGCCGCCCTAATCGGCGTTCAGGACTAAACAGGTTTTGGCGGTTGAACCTCAATCAACCGCCACTAAATCTAGTAAGGGGATGGAAAAGGAGGTAAATTATGGGACTGACAGTAATAGAACACATTGAGCATCCCTTGGCCAAGGGCAACCTGACTTCAGACGGAGTGCAATGGAGCGCCGAAAAAACGACCTCGACTGATGGCTATGAAACAGTAGAATCGGTTACGGTTAACCCACCGGCCTTAGGCGCGATTATTGAGTTTGAGTTCGGGCTGACCGCTACCGTAAAGTCGAGCAGCACTGCCGAAAGTGTTCTTTTTAAGTGGCAGGCGCGTAACAAGGGCGGTACCTGGGTTGACCTGCACTCTGAGGTAACCTATGCGGCTAATGCTTCCGCCTATAGAGAGTATACCTATAGCGGTCGTTGTTCACCGGTAGCCAACTTCAATGCGGTGCCCTTTGAACTGCAACTGGTAATTAAATCAGGTGCTGCCGGTGGTGAGAACGCCGTGGCTAAGACCAAGAACTCAAGCTATGTCAAGGTAATCTACTCGGCTTCGTGAGGTGACTGATGGACTTCATTTTAGACCCCGGCCTGGTGCTTTATCTGCCTTTTTATGAGCTAGACGGGAGTTCCTTCATTTCAAAGGATGCCTACGGACATTTAGCTACGGTTACCGGTGCTTTATGGACACCACAGGGCAGAGATTTTGATCCCGTAGACGATACAATTCTAACAACGTTCCCTGGCAGTCTTCTTACTACCCAGATGACCATTGATATGTGGATTAAACCTGCTAGTTCCTTTACTTCTGCTAAGGAAATACTAGGGCAAACAACTGGCGATGGCTATGGACTAGGGGGTGGTTGGACTGCCAATAAATGGGGACTGTACATAAACCTTCTTGTTGAGGGCTGGGTTTATTCTGGTGGTACAACGACTGGAACAGATGCGGGAATTTGGCATCATATGACAGGAACTTACGACGTTGCTGGTGGGTCAAACAATATTAAGGTATATGTTGATGGAGTTTTGGAGGCACAGGCAACTGGGACACACAACATAAATGCGACTGGTTATCATCAGGTTAGTGTGGCGACTGTTGCTCGCATCGTTGGGGAAGGCTCAATCTATAACCGTGCTTTAACTGCTGCTGAAATCCAGCGTAACTATCTTGCAACGAAGTGGAGGTATCGATGAAGTATAGAGTAAGGGTGGATTTATCTTTTGCTAGTGAGGCTGATGCCCGGTCATTACTGGCTTATGCTAAAAACTTGTCGGCTTGGGCGGTTAGTATCAAGGAAGGCGAGGTTAATGAGGAGATAGCCTTCTGCGATTTAGAGATTTGCCGCCACGATGAGGGCCAAGCCTGCGAGAAGCTGGAAAGGGTAGAGATAAGAAAACTGTTACCTGAATAGTGGAGAAATATGAGAGGGGCTAACGCCTCTCTTTAAGAAATACTTCCCCCTCTCCTGCAAAGGAGAAGGGGATTGAGGGGGTGAGGTAGCTATGAATCTAACCGATATGAGAACCATCGTTCGTCGTGACCTCCATGATGAGGATGCGGCTAACTACCGCTGGACTAATAATGAGCTTGACCGTCATATTGCCCACGCCCTAAAAGACCTCTCCGAGGCTATCCCCTATGAGCAGAAGGCAACCAAAGCTACCACCTCAGGCTCCAGGGCGATTGATATAGCCACGCTAACTAACCGTATTATGCTTGAAGCCGTGGAGTACCCGGTAGATAAGTTTCCCCGGAAATACCAGCCCTTTAGCCTGTGGGCGGATACCCTGACACTGCTTGGTGATGAGGTGCCCGATGGTGCTAATGCCTATATTTACTACGGCAAGCTCCATACCCTGGATGCTAACGGCTCGACCATTCCCGTGATGTATGAGGACCTGCTGGCGGTCGGCGCCGGTGGCTATGCCGCCGTCGAGTGGGCAGTATATGCCATCAACCGGGTTAATCTTGGTGGCAGCCCGACCCCCGGGGAGTTTCTGTCCTGGGGTCAAGAGAAACTCAACTCCTTTAAGTCTGAGCTAAAGCGGTTGGGGAGGAGAAACCGGGTTAGAATTCGTGCTCTCTATAGATCCTACTACCCGGCGGTGTCTAAATCAACCGACTACGGACCCTGATAGTAGGGCGTCAAAGAGGGACGATGTTCCTCTTCTAAAACTACTCCCCCTCTCCTGCAAAGGAGAGGGGGATGAAGGGGGTGAGGTCGATAAACATCTATAAGGCACGGGATATCCCCTGGACTACAGGAATAAATGAAGTGAAGGATAAAGAACAGTGAGAAGCCTATCAGCAACATTACTGGCTGCTCAGCAAGAAGCCAGCCATATCCCTTATCTTAAATTGGAAGCCAGTAACAAGATTGCCGGTGTGGTCAGGCTTGACTGGACAAGGTTATATACTGGCACTGAGGATGACTACTTTCATGCCCTGACCATGCCCGCTGATGGCTCGCTTATCCGGGTCAGGGTAACCCCATCGGCAGATGGCAGGAAGCTCTATCGTCAGAGAGTGGCTAATCCGGCGCCTGCATCCGATTTCAGTAGCTGGACCTACACCAGCCAGTACAACTGCCTGGTTGTCGCTGCGGCTTCTCTGGGAGCTGAGGTCTCTATTTTCTGGATAAATACCAATCGGGAAGTCCGTCGTCTCAAGAGTAGCGACTACGGTGTTACCTGGGGTAGTCCTGAGCTTATTGACTATTCTCCCAGCACGGCGGTCAATGGACTGGCGGCCGCTTACAAGCCTAATGGTGATTTAGCCATCTTCTTTGCTGATCAGGCGACCCTCTACGTTAAGAAACATGTCGCTGGTAGCTGGCAGACTAAGGCTGCCTGGGATAAGACTACCGGTGACCTCTCCGGCGTGGCTACCGCCTATGGGACCGACTGGAATCTGCTGGTTAGTGGTAAGGATTCCTCAGGGAACTTTAAGCTATGGAGTTTAATCTACGGCGATGGTGGCGATGTTACTACGGGCACCTGGTCGGCTCTCAAGGAGTTCGCCGCAGCTCCTGCCGGTGGTAATTTCGAATACCAGCGGGTATTTATGGATAAGCCGGATGTCTACCGCTGTTTTTATGTGGAAAATTTTAGCGGCACCGAAGCTTATAACCGTCCCTGCTGGTCTCACTCTGTCCTTGAGGCCAGGTTTCTGGACAACCTGTGGCGTGAGTCAGTCCCATTCAATCTGTCCTCGCAATATGGATTAGCTATTGCCCACTACGGCAGCTATTGTTGGCTCTCGAACCCTTAT